AGTTGACGTAAAAGACGAATCAACACCAACACCAATAGAAAAGGAACAATAATATGTCAATATTAACAGGAAACAACGGCGTTCTCAAGATTGATGACGCATCAGGAACACCAACTGCAATCGCAGCAGTAAGAAACTTCACAGTAGATATCACAACAGATACCATTGAAACAAGTTCTATGGGCAACGATACAAGACAGTATGTCAAAGGTATGAGTTCGTGGAGCGGCAGTGCTGACATCTACTTTGACCCAGCTGAAATGCCAACAAGCGTAAGTTCAGGTATTGTAGGACTAAACCCAACACTAGAAGCTGTAGGCTCAGACGCTTACACTGTTGAACTGTATCTAAACGACACAGCAAACAAAATCTCAGGCGAGTGCATCATCACTGGCTTTAGTGTAAACAGCACAATGGACGGAATGGTTGAAGCATCAATCAGTTTCCAAGGTAGTGGCGCAGCCTCTTACGCAGCGAGCTAATCTAGTATGGCACGGGTAGAAATAACTGGGCTTGCACAAATGCACAAGGATCTCGAAACAGCTATTGTAGAGATTGTTGCAGATGTGGAATCAACAGTGTTCAAAACTGCTCGTGCCAACACCCCAGTATTAACAGGCAATGCCAAACGCAACTGGCAACGTCAAAACAACAAACGCAAAGGATTTACAGTGGAAAACCGTGTTCCTTACATTGAAAGACTAGACCAAGGTTATAGTCGTAAGAAGCCAAAAGGTATGACAGGGCCAACACTGACAGAGATAAACAGGAGAACAAAATGAATCCAATAGATAAAATGACCGGACACTTTAGAGCAAAGATTTCCGGAGAAATGAAAAAAATGCACATTGATGAATGGGATATGGATATTTGGTATAAGAGCACCAACACCCTTGAAGAAGAAGGCAAACTAGTGGAACTTGCACAAAACGGCAAAACCATTGAAGCCTTGGTTGAAACATTCATAATGAAAGCAAGAACCGAAGATGGCACAAAGATGTTTACCAAAATGCAGAAACCAGTGTTTCTCAATGAAGTAGACCCAAGTGTGTTTATTAGAGTAGTAGGCGAGATGAACAACAGCAACGAAGAATCAAATATTGAGTTTGCAGAAAAAAACTAAACAGCGATCCTGATCTTAGATTTATGTATAGATTGGCAAAGGATTTGGGTCGCACAGTAGCAGAAATATCGTTGATGACACGCACTGAGTTTATGGGATGGATAGCATTCTATAAGATGGAAGCAGAAGCAACAAAAAGGAAGTAAGATGGCACAGGACATTTATATCAAGTTCAAAGGTGATACCAGTCATCTGTTGGGAAGTGTTAGAAGAGTCAAAACTGCCCTAGGCGGTCTAGAGCGCAGCAGCAAAACAGCCAGCAACGCAATGGGCAGACTAGAACGCAGCAGCAAAAGTGCAGGTGGAAGTATTCTAAATGTGCGCAACGCATTGATTGCTCTAGCAGGTAGTGCTGTGATAAGAGGCATTGTAGGCACATACACAGAGTTTGAAACATTCAAAACTGTGCTTACAACCTTTCTTGGCAGTGCTGAACTAGCAGAAAAACGCCTCAAAGGACTTGGTATACTTGCCAACAGTTTGCCACAGGACCTTGCTGATCTCACACAAGCATTCACCATACTAACACGCAACGGTATGGACACAAGTGCAGCAAGTTTAACAGCATTCTCAAACATAGCCACTGCCAACGGTAAATCAATGACACAACTTGGCGAAGCTGTGGCAGATGCACTCACAGGTGAGTTTGAAAGACTCAAAGAGTTTGGCATCAAAGTGTCAAAAGAAAACGATCAGTTTGTTGCAAGGATTGGTGATCAACAAGTAGCACTTTCAAACTCAAGCAAAGACCTTGTGCGTCAACTTAGAGCATTGGGTGAAGAAGGTGGTAGATTTGGCACAGCAGCAGCCAACAATGCCAACACCTTAAGCCAAGCATTCTCAAATCTCAAAGGTGCAGTGTTTGATGCAAACATTGCGTTTATGGACAGACTCAAACCAGCATTGATGGAAGTGACTGCTAGTATAACACAGTTGATTGTGGACAACAGAGAGTTGATAGTTGCTGTTGGTGAAGGATTGGCTGGTGCAATCAGTTTTGCAGTAGAAAACATCGGCACCTTAACCACACTGTTGGTGGCACTGCCTGTGACAATGAAACTGGTAGCAGGTGGCACAGCCATAGCAAGAGTTGCAATGGGCTTGTTTGCCAAAACCATCACCTTAACCAGCCTTGCATTAAAAGGACTCAGAGGTGCTATTGCTGCAACAGGATTTGGTTTGTTGTTTCTTATTGTCACAGACATCATAGGCAAAATGTATGAATGGGTCAACAGTGTAGGTGGTGTAAGAGCAGCCTTTGCAAATCTCAAGAACCGTATGAGCGAGTTCTTTGATAGACAGAAAATCAACATAGAAATAATCAAACTACAGTTTGCAAGAATGGGATCAGCAATCAAACTCACTTGGAGCAAGATGATTGCGTTTATGGCAGAAAAGATTGCAGGCTTGGTAAGCACAGTAGGAAGTTTGCTCAACAAAGCAAGCACACTAATGGGCGGCGATCCGTTTATAGATTCAATGGGCATTGAAGCGTGGGCAAGTGCTATGCAACACAGTGTAAGCAATGCAGAACACACACTCAACAGTTATGGTGAACAGATTGATGCACTTCGTCAACAAAAAGCGGCTATTGGAGTTGCAGCAGAAGTAGCAGCAGATGCAATAGACACACAAACAGATGCAACCAATAGTTTGGGTGGAGCAACAGATGATCTTGCAGACTTGTTGGGTGAACAAGATGATGCAGCAGGTGCTCTAGCTGAAACCACAACAGCACTAACTGAAGAACAAAAAGCAGCAGCGAAGGCAGCAAAAAAACTTGCGGATGAACAGGCTAGACTCAAGCAACAAATAGAAGACACATATGCCAGCTTCTTGGATATTCCAGGTGCATTGGATGTTGCCAAAGCTGGTATAGAAGCTTTCAACAGAATCAATCCACTCAAAGGCATCAGTGCCACATACAAAAAAGAACTCAAAGGCATTGACAGTCTACGTGATAGAGACTTGATCAACGAAGAAGAATATTTAAAGACAAAAGCACAACTGCACAGAGATTACAACCGACAGGTTATTGAACTACAAAAGAACCAAATGTTGGAAGCAATGCGAACTGCAGGTGTGAGCAACAGTGCAGTGTTGGATGCTACAGCAACATCAATGGACAATATTGCAAAGATACAACAGGGCGGCGTAGCAGGGGCCATTGGACTTGCGGATCAACTGGGCAATGTGTTTGGCAGTTTAGGTCAACAAAACCGCAAGGCTTTTGAAATGGCCAAAAAGTTCAACATTGCAAGTGCCATAATGAACACGGCTGTTGGTATATCCAAAGCGTTTGCTATGGGCGGACCATTAGGCTTCTTAACAGCAGCAGCAGTTGCAGCAGCAGGTTTTGCACAAGTTGCAGCAATCAGAAGTCAACAGTATAGTGGTAGAGCATTGGGTGGTCCAGTTATGGGCGGCACACCTTATATGGTTGGTGAGAATGGACCTGAGATGTTTATGCCAGCACAAAGTGGCAGTATTGTAAGAAATGATCAACTAGGTGGAGAACCAGTAAATGTAAACTTCACAATCAATGCTGTTGATGCAAGAGGCATTGATCAAATGTTGATAGAAAGAAAGAGCGTTATCACAAGTATCATCAGTGATGCTATGTTGGAACGTGGAACAAGGAGTAGTTTCTAATGGCTGATTTAGCAGGATATTATCCAAACAATCCAGCACCACAGAGTATAGATTTGAGTGTTGTCACACCCAGCAGTGTCACAAACAGTCTAAGCGGCAAAAGTTTCAGAGTTGCATATGGTGCACAGTTCTATGAAGCAAACTTGAAATACACCAATATGAAGTTGAGAGATATGCGTCCACTGCAAGGCTTTATGGCACAAGCGTTTGGGCCAACTTTCTCGTTTGAAGTGGTGTTTCCAAGAATAAGTTTTTCAACCAGTGCAAACCCACCCAGCACCACAGTGCGAACCACAGGTGCCATCAGCAAAGGTGTAAAGAGTGTGAGTTTGACCAACTGTGGTGCAAGCAAAGAAGTGCTCAACGGTGGCGACTACTTCAAGTTCGACAATCACAGCAAAGTGTATCAAGCAACCAATCAATGTTTGAGCAACGGCAGCGGAGATGCAACACTGTTTTTTGCAGGCAGTTTGGTAAATGATGTGCCTGATGGCACTGACCTAACCATTAGTGCTGTTCCGTTTACAATGATATTTGATGGCAACAATCAAAGTGCCAGCACAGGTGTTGGTGGCATCTCAAAGTTCAATGTAAAAATGAGAGAGGTTTGGTAAATGAAGTCGTTTCACCAAGACACAGCACTAAGAGATGAATACTACAGAGACAACAAGTTTGCTGTAGATTTGATTGAACTACACTTGAAAAGCAGCAGTGGTAGAAACACACCATTGTATCTTGCCACAGGTATGATCAACATAGAGTTTGAATCACCAAGTGCTCCAACAGCAGGTGTGAATACCTACAGTGCGCAAGGTGAGTTTATGAGTATGAGCAGCATCACAGAACAGTTTGATGTGGTGTTGGGCAAAGTAAACTTGAATCTAAGTGGCCTGCCAACTGGATACATTGACAAGTTTGTAAACACAGAACCTGAAGGCAAACCAGTTCACATATACAAATGTTTCTTGGATCTCAACACACTGGAAACCGTAAGTGAACCAATCAATATGTTTGCTGGAGAAATATACAATGTTGCAATATCAGAAGGACGCAGCAGTTGTCAAATAAGTTTACAGGTCAGCAGCAAGTTTGCAGACTTTGAAAGACGTGCAGGTAGAATGACCAATGATTGGAGCAACTGGAACTTTCAAGGCAGCACATACGATAGAGCTATGGCACAAACAGGTTATATAGGAAATACAGAGTTCCTTTGGGGACGCAGCAGTTAAGGTAAAAGATGAACGTAAGAATGATGCATCCAGAAGAGATGGACAACACAATCACACTAATGAAATACTACTATCAAGAAGCTGAACAATCAGTTGACATTGGTGAGTGGGATACCAACAGTATGATTGAAAGTATAAGAGCAAGAACAATAAACCCCGGACAGGCTTGGCTAAACTTGATGGATGGCACTAGACCAGTGGGAATGATCAGTGGTGGTATCACTACTGCACCTTGGAACAACAGCATTGTGTTGGCAACCATTGAAATGTTCTATGTGTTGCAGAGCCACAGAAGTATGGACAGCTTTAGAGCCATTGTTAGAGCTTTTGAAGAGTTTGCAAAACAATGCGGAGCAACCAGTATCTATGTCAGTGATATGGGTATGAATGAAAGTAGAACTAGAACCTTGTATGAACAGTTGGGTTATACTAGTGCTACAAGTTTAGTCAAAAGGATCTAAAAAATGGGCTTTCTTATTCCAATATTTACAGCAATCGTCAGTGTTGCAACAGCAGTTGTAGCAGCAGTTGTAGCAGCAGGACCAATAGCAATAGTAGCAGCCACACTGGCTGTTGCAGCAGTTGTCAGCTATGTTGTCACACCGTTTCTTGTGCCAGACTATGGTGACTTGGGTTCAGGCGGCAGTGTAGGTGGAGAAAGCGGAAGTCAAGAAATACAACAAGGTGTTCTTGTCACACGCAGCGGCAGTGATCAAGCAATACCAGTTATATACGGATTTAGAAAAGCAGGCGGTATTATCACGTTTGCTGAAACAGGCAACACAGACAACAAATATCTATATGTTGCATATGTGTTCTGTGAAGGTGCAGTTGAAGGCATACAAGATCTCTACATACAAGACTTTCAAATGCCAGCCAGTATTATTCAAGAACTAAATGCAGGCAAGATTGTAAATGTAAGTGAAGGCAAATATGCAGACAGAGCAAAACTACAGTTCTATCACGGACAGTTCTTCCAAAACGCTTCAAACAGCACTGTAGGCAGTGAAAGTATATTAGGTGATGCACCAAGTTGGACCACAGATATGAACTACAACGGTCTTGCTGTTATGTTTGCAAGATTTGAGTGGAAAGCAGTTGAAACACAAGAAGATGCAGACAACAATCCGTTTGGAGGCAGTATTCCAGAACTAGCTGCAACCATACTGGGCAAGAAGACAGCAGACGCAACAAATCCAAATGCCAGTGGCTATGAATATGATGGTGCACCTGTTAGATACAGCACAAACCCAGCGGATCACTTGTTAGATT